GCAAAATCAAGGTAAAGCCAATTGTGGACAAACAAAAGGTATTGACACGTCTTGCAAAGACGCTCAAAGACAATCCCAAACAGCGGGCTCTTGTACTGGATGGGATGCTGTCTCCATTCTTCAGTACAGTCCTGTATCTAGAGATGCCTCATGAACTTATTACGACGAGTCCTTGACCGCCCCCTTCCCTTCCTGAGAAGTTCATTGTTTTTTGCTATCAACTCTCGTAAATGACGCAACTTTTCCTCTGACGGACCCACCCAGTGTTTGCGTCCGTTCGAACTACCGATCCGGTCTCCAAGCTCATAGATTTCATTCTGACGAGCCTCCTGAAGAGCTTTGATCTGCTTCATACGAACAACATCTCGAGGTTCTGTGCCACCGCGACGACGAGTCTTCATTACATTAACACGGGTTTCCGTTTTAATGTAAATTGCGTCCAACGGGAATCGAACCCGTGCTAAAAGAATGGAAATCTTTGATCCTACCACTAGACGATAGACGCGGTGTGTGGGTGCAAGAACGAGCTTGCGAGTGTGTCCTTTGATGGAATCGAACCATCGACTCGTTGTGAGTAAAACAACTGCTCTACCTCTGAGCTAAAAAGACTGTGCTCCATAGTGGAATCGAACCACTGACCTACTGCTGCTTCGAGGAGGATCTCTCCGACGTACAAAGCAGGTGCTCTACCTCTGAGCTAAAAGAGCTTGGTATTTATGATTTCTTGTGGGGTGTGTCGTTTACGTCACCGGAGGTTCCTCAGTGAACCTACGCCTTGGGGGCCGTCTTGATGAAGTGGACCTTCAGGAACGACTGGAGGTTCAGGTACGTCACCTCATCCTTGTCTCCGACGCGGAGAAGCTTCGCGAGTGCGGCATTCGGGAGGATGCGGCGCTTGAACGAGGGGTCGAAGCACGAGTGCGTCTTCACGTACTCGCTGATGAACTTCGTCACCTGCGTCTGGGAGCGCGTCTCTCCCGACTTGAGTCCCATGAAGTGGCACAGCTCGTCCGTCAGCGGGCGCTGGACCAGGAAGGCATTGTTCGCGCGGCGCTTCTCCCAGGCGGCGCGCTGCTCGGGCGTCATCGTCGCCGGGTCAACCTTCTTCTTCTTCTTGGAGTCGCGAGCCTCACGCTTGGCGGACTTGGCAGCCTCCTGGACAGCCTTCACGGCGTCGCGGACACGGGTCGAGAGCTCCGAGCTGAGGGTCTTGAGCGTCTCGGCGAGGGCAGACAGCTGCGCCTCCGAGGAGACAGCCGGCGCCGTGGACACCGGCTCAGCGGACGGCGTAATAACCGTCGGTACCGTGACCTCCGCCTTCGCGGGCGCGACGGACTTGACAGCCTTCGCCTTGGGCTCGGCCTTCACCTTCGGAGGGGCAGGCGCCACAACGGCGACGGGGGTGGGGGCAGCGACGGTCTTCGGGGCGTCGGACTTCTTGGCGGCAGGCATCTTGTTTGACTTAGAAACAGAAGAAGAGGACGACATCTTTAACGCACTGGTATACTCTTACCATCGGCGGTCATCTAAACCCTTTTCTTTTCAACAACGATAGATTGCTGACATTACCGCAAATACGGTTTCATACGGTTCTTTTTGAAGAGTGACAACCATCATCAGGTTTCGCAATGAGTTGACAATATACATTGTTGGACCTGCATTCACAATAGAAAATGCCAGCATATGCGCGGCGAGGTAGGATGTAATTGGCGAGTCATCCCGCAAAAACCTCCACATTGCAATATGAGAACTTTTAGGAAGGCGGATAAGTTGATTCAACGATACATCCACGAATCCGTTATCTACAAAGGTTTGATGTAGCATTATCCACCTACATCGTATGCGCTCTTCGACATCTCTTGGATCGGGCGGTACATTCATTCTATGGTGGATTCGATATGCCCAAGCTTCTCGTAGTCGCTTTCGGACTTCAATTGTCAAGGGTGTACGAGTGTATGGGTTTGTGGGTTCCACAGACTTCAACGACCATACCCAAATCGTATCAAAGTCAAACCACCACGTCTTGTCGTTTTCGGTAAAGGCAAAATAGCTAAATGGATGTTGGCGACCCGATTCTGTAAATGTGACTAACTCTTCATCGTTTGCAAGGTTCTTGCGATTGAGGACACCCGGACCGCCTAATTGAAGTCGGCGGACGACCAACCAACGCCGAGCAATCGATTGACACTTAATGATTCGAATGTCTTTCTCGCGAATATCTTTCCATATTTCAGCCGTCTTTGCCTTTGCATGGGTTCCACAAAACATATGTCTACGCAATGCATTGGCTGTGCATTGTAAAGTCGATCCTTTCTTCTTCACTGCAGCGCACCTGACCATTATCTTATCTGCGGTAGTTCTTGAAAGTAGAAACGGACGGACAAAATGGATCTACAGACAAGCCGAGTAATAGGATCACACAATCAGAGCAAAATGTCCGTCAATGCAATCATCAACGCCGCGAACCTCGACATCAACAAGGTCTCGTTTGGAGATATCCGCGTGAGCAAGACGAATGGGTCCAAGAGTGTCCCGATCAAGTACAACGGGCAGAACTTCCAGATGCGTGTTCCCAAGCTTCAGTATCCTATGGGGGTCTCAATCAAGGAGACTGAGAATGGAATCAACTACACGATGCTCGCAAGTCTGCGTGGATGCGACTCCTACGCGAAGGAGCGTGCTCCGGCTGAGGCGGGAGAGATTGGGCAGATGTACAACTTCCTGAAGGACCTTGAGGAGAAGGTCATCAAGACGGGAGTGGAGAAGTCCACGTCCTGGTTCGGTCGTGCTCGCAAGGAGGATGTCCTCCGTGACAGCATGAAGACGCTGGTGTCTCCCAGCGTGGAGAAGCAGGGAGCTGAGTGGGTTCCCAACGGAAAGTATCCGCCGAGCTTCCGCATGAAGGTTCCTGTCTACGATGGGAAGGTCAATATGGACGCGGTGGATATGGCGAATCGCCCGATCCCGCTGACGACGGAGAACCTGGAGACGGTCTTCCCGAAGCGCATGGAGGCGCGATTCATCGTCAGCCCGAGCATCTACGTCTCGGGGCAGGGATTTGGAGTCACCTGGCGTATCTCGTATGCACAGGTGTCTGCCCAGCAGCGCGTGACTGCGGCGCAGGTCTTCGAGGCGGAGGAGGGAGCCGATGACGAGGAGCAGGAGAAGCCCACGGTTGCACAGCTTCTCTCGGCATTCAAGGAGCCTGAGGTTGAGGAGGCAGTGTTTGAGGCAGAGGTTCCGACTGCGGCACCGGCGGCTGCCCCCCCGCCAACTCCGGCAAAGCAGGCTCGTCGCCGAGTGGTGGGAGCGGCAATGTAAATCCAAGTAGTCCCCAAACTTTAGAGTCAGCAGGCGGCCGACAGACGTACAAATCGTCGTCTATAAACAAAATTTTTGCTTTGTTTGGAAAGTCGAGTGTGCTCTGAGCATCTTGGCAATCTACCTTTTTTAGTGATCTTAGTCCACAGTCTGTACAGCTGTGCACAATGGGAGGGTGCAATACATGATCAAGACTCACGATACGTGCGTCTCCGTAAAGGCATCCGCTCAAAACCTGATCGGTTGCAGTTTGTTCTTCAGTGATCCATCGCTCAACTGTTGTACGGGGAAGAACTGACCACAGGCTGTCAGCGACAGTCCATTCCTCCTGGAAGAAAGTGCTGAAGGGGTCGTCGTAAAACCAAAGAATACGAAAGTCAGCATTGTCTGTCAAGGAGTGTTCAACCAGTCCTACGCGCTCGAGATCTTCGCTGTACAACCAATATACATTTGCATGAGAGTACTGTCTGTCGCGGGAACCCCGGTAGACATCACGACCATCCATTGACCACAAGTCAGAGACGACATCTACATCATGCTCTGACACATCCCTCGAAAGATTTGTGTAGATGACGCGTGGATCCAAGATTGACTGCATTACTCAAAGGTAACAACTACCTTCACGTCATGGTGACGCACAGCCTTGGTTGCAGACCGACTAAGCTCATGTCTCTTGCGCCGAACACCATCCTCTGTCGTCTTGGGTTGAATCGTAGTGGAACAGGCCTCCATGTCTGCGTGGATGTCATCATAGTTCTCCTCGAGATACTTGAGCACATCATCCTGAAGTGCCCACTCGAAAAAGTTGAGCTGTCCAACGGTGGTGTCCAGTCCCATAAACTGAATGCGCTTCCAACGACAGAAGGGGTCGAACATCTTCTTGCTATACGCCTTTAGGTGAGACTTGTAGGCGAGATAGACAATGACGTGACGGGTACCGACCAAGTATGCCACATTGTGCTTCTTTGCATAGTTGGTCACAAGCCAGTCCAGAAGGCGCAGGCTGATCTTCGACTCTCCAGACAGGATTGTCTGGACCTTCTTGAAATGTTCGGCGTTTGAGTAGAATCCCTCCAGACGGTGCAGGACCCAATGATCGCGATTTTGAATGACCTCCATTTGTAATCTTAGTGCGGTAATCTCGCTTAAAGTGGGTCCGTAAGATAAAGACAAATGGCTTCGGTTGATGCTCCGACGACAATCATTGGGTCTGAGGCCAAGTTTCTTGAACCCCGCGAGCCTCGTGAAGAAAAGATCAGTGTTCCAGCATCTATTGGATTCGCGCTTGAAGGTAAGTTTATCCTTCCTGGAAACACACAGGAGTACAAGGAGTATACGTCTGCGCAAGAGATGATCAAAGATCAGCCCCCACTTCCCGATCCCGTGTTTGAGGAGAATGACGTTCTGCCGACGATGGAAGATGCTGGCTTCCCGCTCAGCAAGATTGATGAGTATGATGCTGAGTTCAAGATCATGTACGACGAGATGTTCCGCCGTTCATCCGAACTCGGAGTGATGGGTGCTGGAGATTTTGAGACACGTCTCCTCGCCCTTCAAAATGAACTTTCGGACAGCAAGGTAGAGAACAGTAATGGAGGAGGCATTGGCCTCATACCTTCTGGACGATCGTCCGTATACCCATCTCAACGCTCGTCTACGCCGTTTTGTGACGCTGTGCAAATCCCTTGCGCCGGAGATTTCCCGCCGCCTCCTCCGACAGGAAGTTATGCGAGTGACTCAAAAGTTAATGACGAGCAAGGTTGGTCTTCTGTGGATGCGTGATCGAGCATTTGAGCGAACGGTTCGGCTTTACGGAAAGCAAAGCCAACGAACAGATGCTTGGCACTCCCAACGTGGAACTATGGTGACTGCATCTGAGGTCTCCAAGGTCTGGCAGACACCTGCATCTCGCTTGGAGCTGCTCTTGAAGAAGTTGGAGCCACCGGCCCGGGCAGACACGAACATCTCAAATGCAATCCCTGCGTTGATTTGGGGCACCCGATTTGAGCCAGTTGCAAAGAAGATCTACGAAGATACGACCGACTGCGACATCATTGACGTAGGTTGCTGTCAGCATCCTGTACACAAGTTCCTCGGAGCGTCTCCAGACGGTCTGATTATTCCAAGGTATGCAGATGCGGACCCAAGGCGCTACGGTCGTCTGGTCGAGTTTAAGTGTCCAATGAGCCGTCTTCGTAAAGACGAAATCCCAAGTTATTACATACACCAAATGCAGATGCAAATGGAGTGTACGGGGATTGACGAGTGTGAGTATGTGGAGTTCCGCTTTAAGCAGGTGAACTTTACGGTCTGGGATACAAGCCAGGATAAGAAGGGCGTCTTTGCAGTGGATTCCGACGGTAAGGTCAACTACAAGGAAGATGAAGTCGAGCTTCACCAATGGCAGAGTACCTTGACCGAGGACTATCAATATGTCTATTGGGTTCTGACGGATATCAAGAAAGACTTTGTTCCGAAGGACCCGAACTGGCTGTCCGATCACATTTCAGAACTGCGCGCATTTTGGGATGACGTGGAGCGGCATCGCGCGAATGGGACGAAGCCGGATCCACCGCCACCAAAGATCCCGACCCTGGACCTTTGAACCAATCGCAAAGCCTTGTATACCAAGATCGATGTGTCGATCCAAACTTTTTATTCCATTCGTCGATTGTGAACTGACTGCCCATACTAAGATTACATCGAGAGCAAATGGGGACAAGATTGTTTACATCGGTTGCCCCGCCCCTCGACTCGGGGATGTTATGTCCACATTGAAAATCAAACACGTTCATGGTATTCGTACACCACGAGACCTTGCACTTGCACTGAAACTTGGGTCCCACGTGAACTAACCATACCTGTTCACGAAGCGCTCTTGGGATTTTTGTTTTCATTGGTTCTTCTCACAGACGGCTCTTAAACTGGTTGACCTGCCACGGCGTCTCCATTCCAAGAGCTTCGCCTACATCGTTGCTCTGCTTGAAGTGGTTGGTCTGCTGGGCGTACGAGGAATCTTCGTGAGCCATTGCACGCTTTTGCTGACTGGTATCTATCATCTTGGACTCCGGGGAACCACCGTAGAACTTCTCCTTCGTGACAAAAGCAAGTACTAAAAGAGCAAGTACGAACCAGATCCACTGCTTCATTGTTCAAAGCTCCCGAAAAAAACGGATGCCTTTCTTAATAAGACAGGGGTCACTACAATGGAGGAGACAGCACTTGAGACTCTCAAAATTATGTTTGCACGTCGCAACCTCGACACGGAGGAGAAGAGTGTGAGCACTGATGAGAAGACGATGGCGAGAGTTAACGTGTACACGATCGGTTCGGTGCTGGTGTGTTTTAGTCAGAAAGACAAACTGCTTGCACACGATATCGGAAACATGGTAGTCTTTGCTGAGCAGAATGGGTATACAAATGGTCTTGTGATTGTTGCAAACAGTCCACCGTCTGAGAATGTTCTGCGGGTTGTAAAGGCGAATGCGAAGAAGCGAGTTGCGTTCTTCCATATCTCGCAGCTTCAGTTTGACATTACCACCCATCGCATGGCGATGCCTCATCGTATTCTCTCAGAAGAGGAGCGGACGGCGGTGTTCAATAAGTTCAAGATCTCGGAGCCGGAGAACCAACTGCCGTGGCTAGATTCCCAGGATGCGATGGTCAAGTGGATCGGTGCAATCCCAGGTGATGTTGTGGAGGTCACTCGTCATTCAGATACAGCGGGGCGCAGTGCATACTATCGGTATGTGGTTGAAGATGTAAATGTCGCTCAGTAATAATGCAAGCGCTAGAACGTCAATACGAAGAAAAAAAGAGAGACTACGATACCCTTGTTGCTGCAAACAATCCCGCCACAAACTCTGCTCGCATCACAACCCTTAACGGCGAAATGGCAGCCTTGTTACAAGAGATGCTCAGTCAAGTAACGACAATGAGAGGAAATGCGGCCAGACTTGAGTCCTACCGAGATGAACTTATCAGAAAGTTGGTCGGTGTTCAAAATGAGCGGACGCTTCTACAAGAACAGAAAGATCAATATGCGGCTCTGCACAAGCTACAGACCCACGAACAGACTGTCTTCAACTCAACCCTTTTTTGGTATGTAGCTGCGCTAGGGATTGTATTTGTGATCTTCTTTTTCATTCTAGTGCAAAAGGGTCAGAGTGCTCCCACAATGCCCACAACGACAACCAGTGCAACCACAATGCCAGCCTTTATGTAGAGTCCTGTGTCATTGACAGTTGCAATCTGATGTTGGTATAGCTGATTCGATTGTGCCAGCTTGTTTTGGATTTCCGGTCCCTCCTTTTGAATATTCCGTGATGTCTCGCGCAATGTGTCGATCTCTCGGTTTTCGGTCTCATATTTACTTACAAACCTCCGTAAGTATTCATCGTTGGCAGTCGTTGTCCTCGCTGCGTTTTCAATGATAGTATTGATAGTGGTCAGAGCAGATTCGTATGCGGTTTTATTGGCGGTGTTCCCAGTCGCCTTGAAGGCAGCGTAGTTTGTCTTGTACGTGTTCAAGGCGCTTTGGAGAGGCACTGGAAGTTGAGTACTCATTATATTCCTGTTCCTAAAACAAAATGCCCACATCTCCCTTTGGTCAAGTCAATCCTCCCGTTCGTCGCGCAATGGTCGGTGATGCATCCGAGTTTACTCGTTTTGTCCGGATGTCGTCCACCCTGCTTCCCTACCAGGCTCAGAACCAGCGTGCTATCCCTAACCCTCTCGGATGGAGAGACATGCAAGCGTCTCGTGATGCCCGAGTGATTATGCCGATGCTCGCGGCATTCAAGAGTTTTGTTCCTAACCGTTAAACAATGAGCACCCCGGGGTATGAAACGATCAAAGGTCAGTACGCTGGCTATGCAGCAGTGTCAGATGCTGGCAATCGAATCAAGGCAGTAACCGATAGTATTCGGACTCCACGTCCTCCCGTTCAGCCCAACCCAATCAATGAAGTGAAGCGCAAGATCTTGAAGCCTTTGGATATGTCGGTGATTCAGACAGTTCTCTTTACGATCTTGCTCGCGCTCGTTGAGTACTTGATGGTCCCATCAGAGTATGCATCGTATCTTGTCTTCTTGACGCTTTGCGTGGGCGCTTCAGCCGGAATCTATCTAAGCACTAGATAATGGGTGGAGGTATGTCACTATCGTGTCCGTCTGAGTTCGGAGTCTCTCCGAATGGACAAGCATGCGTGCTCCCATGTCCTACAGCAAAACAGTACGCTCTGACCATAAATGGCAACTCACTTGTGTGTACGTATGCAGGCGACAGCAAGATTACGGTACCATTGATGCCCGTGCCAATGTACGTTGCAGGTGGTCGAGGAGGAAACCCCGCGAATGCATCGTATACAAGCCTTCCAAACAGGGAGGTCTACAAGGCAGAGATTGATCGGTTTGCTCAGGCGCTTGCAGTTGCAGATGCAAATATTAACAACGAAATCAAGGTTTTAACTGCATTCACTGCTCTCCAGCAAGCCGAGAATGCTCGAGACACGGCACCCGATGCATATCAAGCGGCGCGTACCGCATACTACACGCTAACCAAAGGACAAAACTGGATAGAACAAGAGAAGACTCGGATTGCCAATGTCGAAGCGCAACCGATTGTCAATGGATATGTTGCTCGGTATAATGACATTCAGGCGAAGAAGAACCAACAACAGTCTACGATCGAGGTTGTCAACGGCGTTCGTGACAAGATCTTGACCGTGAAAGACGACCTTGTGTTTTCCGTCTCCACGTTTCAGAAACAAATCAGTGACATCAAAAATCAGATCAACAAGAACAGGGTCAAACAGGCGCAGACGATCGCCGCTGCGTCTTCGTGGGTAGATACGTTCCTCAACTGGGTTATTGCACTGGTAACACTTATTGCCATTGTCCTTCTGGGTCGCCGATTCATGACGAAAGGTGGTCCTGCGCCTACGATTGAAGAGGTCGAGGCAAAGGCGAGATATATACGAGCCCAAGCAATGCTTAGAAATGCAAATACAAGGGGTCCGAGAGGTTGGCTGTATTGATGCGTTCACCCTCCTCAGATCGACTACACGAACAACATAATGGAGGTGTCTGATCCTCGCACAGTTGCTGATTTTCAAAAGACTACATTCTGCGGACATCCACGCTCACACGTCGTGAAGGTTCTCCTTCAAAACGTGCAACTCGGTCATGCAGATTACGCCTGTTATTGGGCGTTGGAGCTACTTTGCTCTGGATTGGTCCATAGCTTGTGGGCAACGCTCTTTGATGCAGCCGCGCTTCACATCAACCGAGCGAACCCAAATGTGTTCATGTATCTGGCTGGCGCCTACGAACGGTATGCACCGATTGAACAAGTCTTTACGGTTGGAACCATGACATCGATTCGGAACAACCCAGATGTGCGATCAATTATCTGCGAAGTTGCGGCAACCTTGGCAAGCTGTCGCAAGTCCAAGTTGCCATCGCTTCCAACGATCAAGCCCGTGCATGATTTTGATCCACAGACCATCCAGGAACACCTCAAAGCTCCGTCACAACTGTTTGGACGTCTCACTCTCCGCCCAGCCGATCCCCTCCCGGTGGCTGTTCCACTCAACGAGTTCGTATACAGTCTGCGAGGTGATGTTCGTGATGCAACGCGGGCATTGTATTGGATGGCGTGGGTATTTGCGTATTGCCGAGAGCACAAAAAACAGACCAAACAACCTCTCGTTTTTGCCAACCGATTTGACGAGTTTGTCTCTGAGGCACATGGAATCCATCCGGTCTGGATCTTTTGGGATGCCATTCGCAAGCAAGCTCAGGCTCATGCGCGCCCTGTCGTTGATGTTTTGTACAAGATGTATTGCCTGCGTTGGAGCCCGTCAGATGCCAAGACAAAACAACATCTCCTGATTGCAGCCTTGGTGATTGTCTGTGAAGGAACGACATTTGATGCAACTGTGGTATCCGGAAACACAATTGCCGTTTCAACCGTCTTACAAGGAATGCCGGGCTGGATTGATGCAATCGTCCGTATGCAGAAGAGCTTCGCCTAAAATGGATTTGATCTGGAGCAGATCAATGACTCTGTGGTGAAAATGATTGCTCTAATTCTGATTAACGTGGGAGTGCTTGCATACGCGATGACGCTTGGAGTTCTTGCTTCTGTGATGTGTTGTAGGTGTGTTGCTGACGGAGTCGAGGATGCCCGGCGCAGGTAAAACGGATGTTCATTAGGAGAGGATAACGGAGGTAGAGTAAGAAAATGACAACTTTTATCCCTGAGATCTCTGCTTCGAAGGTTGCTGGACTGATTGGTCTCCACGCCTATCAGTCACCCCACGAGACGATGTATGACCTGCTTTCTCGCCATATCCCTACCAAGAACCGTATTGCGGACATCGAGGTCCGTGAGCGTCGTGTTGCTATTTCCAAGTTGAAGGATGCAGTTCTTCGCAGTTCGCCGATTCGTGATGTTGTGAATGCGGGCATTCGCGCATGCGAGGGTAAGGCTGATATTTCCGAGACCCTTGGCGATGTTGAGACCCAGGCGGCGATTGTTCTAAATCTCCGTCACTCTGAGCTGTCGAGCGAGGTTCGTCAGATGCTGGCAACTGAGGTTCGCGGTGCTGTCCAGAAGCAGCGTGGTCTCAACAAGGAGAACAAGATTCTCGACACGTACGAGGCAGACAACAAGGTGGTCGTGAAGGACCGCAATACAATGACCTTCAAGAAGACGTATAGCACCTTCAAGCTGATTGGACGTACCGACGGCTACGTTGAGGAGCACAATCGCATTGTGGACTCCAAGGCGCGTACTCGCTGGTGGAAGGATATTCCAATGTACGATGAGATTCAGCTTCGAGTGTACATGGCGCTGTCTGGCGCAACCGAGTCCGAGTTGATCGAGTCCTTCCCCGATGGTCGCGTCCGGGAGACCAAGTTCATCAATGACATTGAGAAGTGGGAGGTGATCCACGGGGCAATCAGCGATGCCGTCAAGAAGATGACAGAGGCGACGACCAATGAGGAGGTCCTTCGTGCTATCGTTTTCGCAAACACCGTGTCAGTGTAATAATGAAGGTAGCCATCATTGAAGGACTTCCAGAGAAGTTCACAGGGATCAAGGGAACAACCTACGAAACCAAGTATTTTTACACTGGGTTTGGGAGGTATAACGAATACGAGAAGACCCTAGAGGCAATGCAGTTCAACCCGGATGGGTCTTGCTCTTTTTTTAGTCGACCCCATGAGCCCGAGGTCTTTTCAAGGGTATATCACACCGAAGCCGTAACGATTACTTTGTACTCGACATCCCCTCGAGTCTGGAAGGAAGAGGTGGGTGGTGTTGTGTGGTTCTTTCAGGAGATCGTGCAGGACGGCGCACAACCCAGCTTCTGAGCCTGCTCCTTGACCACCTCCTTGACCTCGGCGGCAGAGATCACGCCATCGCCGTCCTTGTCCAGCTTGGCAAGTGGGGACTTCTTGAGCTCATCCAGAAGCTCCTTGATAGCAGCCTTCAGAACATCCTTGACAATCTTCTCCACGTCAGACTTGAGTGCATCAGGCACGACAGATGCCACAGCGGTAGCCACTGCGGATACAGGCTCCGGAACGACGGGCTTCACCTCTTCTGTACTAACTGCTTGCGTGGTGGTCTCGGACATTGCGGTTTGTTCTATGCTTAGAAAAGGTCTTGAATATGTAAATGGACGTCTGGAACATCCTCTCCGTAGGAGCATCTACTCTCCTGATGCTCGCTCTCATTCACGTAGCCGTCTTCTATGTAGTTCGGCAAATGTATCCTCCTCAGCCGAAACCTGTGCCCGTTCCGGTTGTTCGCTTTGCTGAGCCAGTCGCTGCAGAGCCAGTAGCTCCAGAGATTCCCCTGGTCACAACGAAGCTCCCTCCCCCGGTGGATACACGCGACCCTGGTCCGGCACGCACATCGGTGCCCGCTTTCAGCGAGCCAGCGAAGGAGAGGGAAGCGGTGACTCTCCCCACGAATGTACCAACGTATGAAAGTCTCTTATCGGCTGTGTCCTCTAGTAAGGAAGGGGTCCCCAATCTCGGACCCATGTCAGGTGCCTCAGTATAGTGGAAATCCTGGATGGATTTACTTGACACACTCTCAAGAGGGCAATGCCTATGCATACTTTACAGATTCAAAGGGAGAACGCCCTGAGAATCTGGCGTTGGTCATGGATGAGAGACTCTGTTGTGATACCATTCTTCGAGTCGTTCGACTGGCGCCCAAGATTTATGTTGTATATGATGTCTTGGTCTTGAACGGAACTCGTATTCATGAAAAGCTGACATTTGCTCAACGACAGACAAAGATCGCCGAGCTTCTTGAGCTGTTTCATCACCCCGACTTGGTTGCACTGACAACCATTGCCGATGCTCCTGTTGGGACCCACGTTCGTGGATTCGAACAGTACGACGGGGTTCCAGGATCAGTCGGCGTTTATATTCCCGTTGTAGAGTAAATGAGTTGCCAATCTCAAACTACGGGTGGTCGTCGTCGTTCCCGCAAGATGCGTGGAGGAAATGGGTATGGTGTTGGATCGCCGATCTCGGTTGGTGCTCTTGAGTATGTGCCGAACATGACATCGGTTCCGAATGGTGCTGCGTACAAGCCGACAGGTGGTCGCCGGCGCCGTCGGGGTGGTCGCATGGACGCTGTTGGACCGGGAGATTTTGTTACTGGAGATGGTCAGTTGCTCGTTTCTGAGAGCGAGGCTCAAGGAAACGACCAATGGAGTCCTGCGGATGAATCATTCCGTGTTCTCGAAGGCGCCGCCCCAGGGATGTACAAGATTGACTATGCCAATCCTATGCGTCCGGCGATGAATGACAACCAAGAACCGCTCGGACTTTTGCCAAATGCCCCGCGCGTGAACGCTCCGTCTGCACCTCCGGCAGAGGGTGGTCGTCGCCGTCGCCGGTCTCGTCGCCGCGGGGGCGCGGAGCCCATATATGACATACATGAAAGAAAGTTGATGCTTCAATCTGAGTGTGGTTCGCGCCCCGAGTTGTGGGTGAGAGAGCACGTTGGGTATCCTTCTCTTCCGATAAAAATCAGCGAGGGTATCGTGGACCCGATGCGAGATGGAAAACCCCTCGGACAATGTGATATGGCGCCGCTTGCCTCGGCTCCCGGTGCTCCTGGAGAAGAACCCACGGGTGACATACTTGTAGGACGCAAGGGCAAGCACAAGGGTGGTCGCCGTACTCGTCGTAAGTCCAAGGGGCGTCGTCGTCGCTCGATGCGGGGTGGTGGGTCCGTTGCGGGCGTTGGGTATGGGTTTGCGGGCGCGGGTTCTCGTGGACTTGCGGACCCGACTCCCTATCCGTCCAACCTGCCTGTTGGTGGTGACTTTGCCATCCCGACGGGCACCCGCTAGGACAAGGAGCCCCGAGACGTCCGCTGAACAGCATCCGCAAACACGTAAGGCATATAGGCTGGATTGTTTGTCACGATAAACGGTCCGCCAACTGTCTGGCAATGTAAAAACATAGTTTGCACATCAAATCGCAGGCTGGTGTATTCGGTATACTCCTTCCATACCTGATACGATTTCAGAGCCGTCATTCCTACGGTCAGTACGTCAGCCTGATACAAAAAGACGAAAAAGATTGTTATGATTGGCATGAGAATCATGTCACTTATAAGATTCATCGTCGCATACCAGGACGTCGGCGCGTACTTCTTTTTAAGTTGGATATACCGTTCTGCAGTTTCAAATGGCTTAACTGGTAAGGGGATTCGGCTCGTTGTCATTGACATTCCGCTTACGGATGCTTACTCCCTTGTTCGGAAACTTTACCTCCTCAAACGTGCGAGCGTCGATGTACACAATCTCTGTGTCGTTGTGAACCTGAATGAGATGGAGAATCAGGTCCAGGGCGATGACGTTCCCAACAACCATGTACTTCTCCATTGCGGCGGTAAGATCAACCTCGCTGGTCTTATCCCCAATCCAGATCCACGGAACATACGGCTCATGATCGAATGGATCGTAGACCCCGCGAACAATCTCGTCGGTGTCGTAGAAGAGATTGCACTTCTTCACTCCATCCCTCTCCCACTCCTCGATAAAGACTGCATCCTCGGGAACTCGCCTCATCTCCTCAACCTCATCCTGATCGTACTCGTCTGAAAGAATGTAGTACGAGATCTTGTTGTGATGGATCGGCGCTCCAAAGATCCAGCTGACAAACTTGCACACACTGTTGTAGAGACGAAGAATGCAAAGGATCGACATTTTTGGCTTACTTGATCTCATTTGAATCTGCCGGGACCAGTTCCATTTTGTCCTTGCCGACAAGGAAATCCTCTTTGGGAAACTGACCAAGTACGATAACATCAAAATCCGTACCCATAGAAACAGCTGTTGCCAGGGCAGTGATGATAAAGGGCGCAGCAACCAAGAACCAGGAGACAACACTCAGTCCGATTCCACAGAACATGTCCAGAACAACCACAATCGCAAGACCCATGACCAGCTTGATTACGAATGTAGCCCACATGCCAAGAGCAGCATCGAATCCAAGATTGATGGCAAGGAATACTGCATACAGTAGTGCCGGTGGGCAAAGATCTTCAATGAAACGCATCTTCAGGTATTACAACTAAACAAGAAAAAGATGGACGACGCAACAATGGTTCAACAGATGACGGGTTGCACTCGCGACGAGGCAGAGAAGTCTTTGATTGCTCACGAGACTGTTCTTGATGCAATCGAATCCTTGATCCCTGCAAATCCGGTGACATCGGGTGCAAAGTATATTCCTCCGAAGCCCACAATTGATAATGGTCTGAACCCAGATCAGGATGCTCTGTGTAAGAAGGGTCGTTGGTTACAAGATAGAGTTAACGCTTTATTCTCAGTCGCCCATTCGAAAATCCTACCGCTCCCACCGGCTGAACAATCCGCGTCGCTGTCTTCTGAGGCGTCTGTTGTTGCGCTTCCAGTTGTTGCTGAGGAGTCTGAATCTTCACAGGGTGCTCTCGAACAAACTGCTCAACCAGTCCCGCAATCCGAGACCCCTCCGTAAACAGATTCAGTGATTGAATGTGCGCTCTGACCTGGTCAGATCGCGCGACATACTCCTCTTCATTGTCAAGGGATACAATCGCATCCACCCATTCGTCTATTTTCTCGCGATTGCACGAGATCCCGGCAGGCGTGATCCATTCTTCCATACCTTCTGTGCTCCCACCAGGATACTTTGTATTGGATGTGGGCGTAGAGTACAAAACCGGAATACCATTGTACATTGCTTCAACGCCAATTCGCCCAAAACTCTCATAGTAACTCGGCATCACAAGAATCCGAGTTCGTTTGAGAATAGTCCGAATGTCATCATCGAATGGAACCCACTCAATATTACCCGGAGACGGAGGCACCCTGAGTTCTCCATAATAAGGAATGACTCCTAAAAACTTCCGATCGGGCATACGATTTGCAAGAGCAATAAACTGAGTAACGCCCTTGTTCTGATTCGCATTTACCAGTGTAATGCAATCGCCACGAAACGGCTCGTTAATTCTGATTTTATATTCGTGCATCAGAGGACGGACAACCGCTGTACGCATGACATTGGGAGGCCACGGAACAATATTCTTTCTGTAGTTTGGTTCCATCGTCGCATTGATGAACATGAGCATCTCAACCCACTGAATCTTGCGACCTGGATTGTTTTTGGTGATGGACGTGTAGCTTCCATCGAAGTGACATGTAGCAATGATTGGGCGATCATATCCACGATTGTTCAGTTTGCGAACATCCGGTAATGCAGGCGAATGAGGGCAGATCCATCCTTCACTCGAGTCCAAATACTTGCCTCCGGCCGAGAAGTGCATGTATTTGAAGCCACGGTACTCGCCACCGTTCACGCCCACCTTGGGTACTTCAAGAGACATGAAGACAACTTCATGTCCCCGCTTTTCAAGTTCAATTGCGAGGTCAATATCGTGAAGAAATGCGCCGCACAGGTCGGGCATTCTTCCTGCAAAGAATACGAGTCTCATTATTAGGACACATCAACACGTTTTGTCTGAACCAGGCGCGTGGCATCTCCTCCGCGCGTCCAGTTGTAAATCCAGTTGTCGGGGTTTGAATACTCTGACTGTTTGATGTCGATCAGAGGCTGATAGAAGTTCGGGATGGTCGAATCCATCACAGTGTTCGCCTCCTTACGGTTACGAATCGATGCTGAGTGGATGAGTTGCGACTCATCGTTCACCGCAGAGGGATCTCCGCCGCCCATATCAGGCGTTGTGGCGAACGGGCGCGCCCAGAGTTCGTGCTTGCCCTTTTGACGCCAAGCTCCAGGGATTCCCCAGCGCAGATCCGTATTTGTATCCACAGCACAACCGCCGCCGGGTTGACCAAATCCGCCAAGAGCAATCATACCGGGCTGGTCTGCCATTGCCGACGCCGGATTCAGTGTGTCGGAGCACGCGGCTCCCATACCCGTCGTCTGACGGGTCAGTGTACTCGTGTTGCCAACCGTCTTTGCCGCTTGGTCATACTCGTCTGAGCGAATACGTGTGGGCGCATTGAACCAATCTACGGAGTTTGTTGAAAACATCTCTTACCTTGTGATACAGAAAAAACGGAAACAGTTTCATCAGGACTAAGGACAATAGCCTGATAAAATGATCCTTCAACCGATTGACTGGTATGAGCACGACGTGAATGGACTGTATGTGATTGATGTATTTGGACGCCTGGAGAATAAGAAGGTGGCGTGTGTGCGCCTGACAGGTTTCCGCCCGTACTTCTTCGTGAGCACAAAGCCCGACGTGGGCAAGGTCTACGAGGCATCAAACAAGAAGTGGGTGCAGAAGTTTGGACCGAAAAAGGGACAGGAGGAGTACGCCTTCAAGCTGAGCAAGAACTTCACCGAGAACCCTGTGCCGGTGATCACTCAAGTGAAGAAGTACGATACGATGGCGGGGTTTGCCGACATGAAGTTTGCAAACGTGTGGAAGGTAGAGTGTGAGACGCTTGCCTCGTTCAGGGCTGCCAAGTCGGTCTGCCAGGGAATCCAGTACGAGAGCAACCTCCCGCCGTTCCTCCGCTTCTTCCACGAGAAGCACCTGGGACCAGCATCGCCGATGAAGTTTACTGCTGCGAAGGAGATCGACATCCCAGTCGATGACGAGGGAGAGCCGACGTATTATGTCGATGAGTTTCACACGTGCAAGTACACGGATGTGGAGGCGTGCGATGCAACTATCCCACTCCTCGTGGCTTCGTATGATTTGGAGATGTGTCCGGCAGGCGACTCCAATCAGTTTCCGGTGTCATCCAAGGACCCGATCATCCAAATCGGCGTCTCGTATCGGCGGTCCACGGACATGATGACGCCAACAGCTCGAACGGTGTTTGTGCTGGGCGAGGTTGCTGAGTCGGGAGATCCGTCTATCGAGTTTGTGTCCTGTGAAAATGAGGCAGACATGCTCCTTCAGTTTGCCGAGGAGATCAGGGAACGCAATCCAGATATTATGTGTGGATACAATATCTTCGGCTTTGACGATGCCTACATTGAGGGGCGTGTGACCAAGCTGGGGATCCTGAACGAGTTTGAGCTGGCTCGCAAGAAGACGGACCAATGGGGCGACAAGAAGTTTGAGACAAAGAAGACCGAGCTGGCAGCCGGCAAGTTTGATCTGCGCTACATGACGTTGCGCGGGCGCCTGGGGATTGACCTTCTACTGAACATGCGCCGGGAACATTCTCTGGACAACTTCAAGCTGGACAATGTTGCCTTTACGTTCCTGCGGGACAAGGTCATCTCATATGCGGATGCATTTGTGTCTACTAAGAGCACGAGGGGTCTTCGCGTCGGAAATTACGTGCGATTTGAGATGGTTGGAAACACAAACGATCCGGTGTACGACGGAGAGAAGTTTGAGGTCTGGGATGTGACTTCAAAGGGATTTCGGATCCGATGTGATCGCGACCTGTTTGCTGAGTTCACGGCAGACCAGATGAAGCACCTCGAGTGGACCTTCTCAAAGGACGACGTGTCTCCGACGGAGATGTTCGAGCTTCACCGACGGGGAGGTCCCGAAGGGCGTGCGCGGGTGGCTCACTACTGTATTCAGGATTGCGACCTGGTGGCTACGCTGATGGGCAAGCTGGACACGATTGTCAATGCCCGCGGAATGGCAGATGTCTGCAAGGTGCCGATGCAGTATGTGTTGACACGTGGACAGGGAATCAAGATCTTCTCGGCAGTCGTGTATTACGCGTCTCAGCGTGATCAGATCATCCGAACTCAGGAGGCAATCAGTGGCGACGGGATTGCGTACGAGGGCGCCATCGTGCTTCCTCCGAAGATCGGCATGTACCTGGATCAACCCGTCTCTGTTCTAGATTTCAACTCGCTTTATCCGACGAACATGATTGCTTACAATCTGTCACCGGACACTCTGGTTTATGTCAAGACGTACAATGACGAGGGGTTCCTGACCAGTCATGGAAAGGAGGAGATGGCAAAGATCAAGGAGTGGTTGACCGATCTAGAAGCAAAAGGCTACGTCTTTGAAGAGATTGAGTACGACAATAAGGATATTGGAGGCAAGACAGTGTGCACCTTTGTGCAGCCGAACGACAACCCAATGACAGTTGGTGTCTTGCCCAAGACTCTGGAAATCATGTTGAAGAAGCGAAAGGAGTTCAAACAGAAGATGGAGGATCTACAGTATGATGAAGCTCAGCGATCTGTGTTTAACGGCGCTCAGCTTGCTTACAAGGTGGTTGCAAACTCCATTTATGGACAGGCAGGGGCTCGGACCTCTCCCATCCGAAACATGTACGTCGCAGCTTGCACAACCGCTGCTGGGCGCCGAGCTCTCCAATTCGCCCGAACTGTCGCCGAAGGTGAGTTCGGTGGAGATGTTGTCTACGGGGACACAGATTCTATCTTCGTTAAGTTCCCCACCAAGGACGTTGCCGAGTCCATCCGAATGGGTATCGACTGCGGAACTAGTATCAGTCGACAAATGCGAAAGCCCTACAAGATCGCCTACGAGAAGACGTTCTATCCATTCATCCTCTTCTGTCGCAAGCGGTACGTCGGAATGAAGTACGAGGAGGATCCGAACCCGGCAAAGGCAAAGCGCGTATCGATGGGTATCGTGCTTAAGCGCCGTGACAACGCCCCGATCGTGAAGGACATCTTCGGTGGAGCACTGGATGTTCTCCTCCAAGAGCGTGACATCCACAAGGCACAGGGATTTGTCCAAGATCAGCTGGTGAACTTGTTGGAAAACAAGGTTCCCCTGGAGAAGTTCATTGTCAGCAAGTCTCTGCGAGACGACTACGCAGCGATGGCTGAAGACTACGAGGGCAGGGCAACACTTCCCGCTCACCGTGTTCTGGCGAACAGAATGGAGGCTCGTGATCCCGGCACGGCACCGAAGGTCGGCGATCGACTTCAGTACATCTATGCCGCGGAGTACAAGGACAAGACCAAGCAGGGGGATCGGATCGAGCACATCGACTTTGTGCGCGCCAACAAGATGAAGCCCGACGTGAACTTCTACATCACAAACCAAATCCAGAATCCGGTAGCTCAGCTGTTTGCTCTCTGCATTGAGAAGCTGGATGGCTACAAGTCTCCAACCAAGGAGCCGTATGATCAGATGTTTGCTCGGTTCATGGAGAAGCTGAAGGACGAGGAAGACGCAACAATTGCCGTCTTGAAAAAGAAGGAGGATCAACTGGATGGAATGATGTTCTTGAAGTCGCCTGTGTTAAGCAAGATGGTCAAGGCAGGAGTTAAGGGACCAATGGACGCATTTGTCAAGAGGTAAAGGCTTTCGTATTCTTATCATGATTGAAGTCAATGGACAGTGAGATTAACATTTTTGACGTACTCCATTCGATGCTTGAGACGGATCGTTCGTTCTACGATACCCTTCGTTTTTTAGGTAACAGCCGTCAACAGCTTCTGGCGATTCATCAGCGAAACCAGGCGACAATGATGGGTCTTCTGAGGATGCAGATTGCGTTGCAGTCAACTCCGAATCTCACCTACACGGCGACAATCCCGATCAATATTCCGGCGGGATGGGACGAGCCAGTTACAGTCCGTCCGAATGCTGCTCAGATCTCAGCTGCAACCGAGGGGGTCACAGATGACGCTGCGGCAACATCGAACTGTGCAATCTGCCAAGAGTCGCTCACTCCAGCACATGTTCGCCTGAGACACTGTGGACATACGTTTCACAGTCACTGTATCACAGAGTGGTTCACGCGGAGCCCGAACTGTCCGAACTGCCGACACGACGTGCGAGAAGTGGGTCCTGCTGCACCCACAACTTCTGACTCAGAACATACGCCACTTCGAGTCCGCAATCGGTTGGACGCGTGGCTTGAGGGAGCACATCCGACGAACCGTACTGAAGATACTGAAGAATCCGACGAACATCATGCCTGAATCGTTTGGCAAGTTCTGCAACGTCTTCTTCCGGAAATAGTACTTGAAGATCTGATGGCTTGGGCGGAAAGCATCGAACAAGATGAATCTTCGGATTTGCCTTCATAATCCGAGGTATTTCATTGCACGTCAAGATCACCGGTACCCGACGTTCAGTACTTGCCATCCATTCAGTCAACTTTTTCTGTGCATGAGGATCTGACCCATCGACCTCGTCCAGAATCAAACACATGGCTTTATCATCCCCTCGAATGAGGGATGTTAATGTTCGTGTATGACGACACGAGTTAACCAACTGCGCCACGTCTTCGTGGGAGCGCATCGACTGACTTGCGTTGATTTCAAGGGGCTCCATTCCAGCAGAGCGAGCTGCCGCCAATGCCATTGTGGTCTTACCGATTCCAGGCGGACCGTGAAGAAGAAGTACATCGCAAAAAGGCTTCTTTTTTAGGTAGTCGGAAAGCCGAGATTTTACTTCGGCGTGTCCAACAACTTGGCTAAGAAGTTCAGGACGTCGAGTTTCGCTCCACATACTCTTCTTCGTCTTTCCAGAGAAAATGCTTACTGTCCTGAAACACAATGGAAGGACCTAGGCACGTGATTCGGACATTGTTCCGAGATACAAGTTTTCCATTAGTGGATCACCACATTGCGTCCTTCAATGCAATGATCGAATCGATGATTCCTACATACATCAAGGTTTCAAACCCGTTTCAGCTCGAACTGTCGAACGAACGATACATCCGTGTCTACATTGGAGGAAAGGACGGAACCAAGATCTCCTTTGAGGCACCAAAGGACGATGTCGGCGCACCGATTGTGCCACATGCATGCCGATTGGACAACAAAAGCTATACACTGACCTTTCGGGGCGACATCACATTTGAGTATGTGTTCCCGGAAGGTGCACCAATCGTCAATACTTTTGAGAACATTGTCATTGGCGAGATCCCCCTGATGTTGCGGAGTCGGAACTGCTACCTAACTGCAATGGATGGATACCCGCTGGGCGAATGCAAGTATGAGCTCGGCGGATACTTTGTGATCGACGGCAAAGAGCGTCTTCTTCTGACTCAAGAGCTGTTGGGCAACAACATGATGTACTCAGGTTCACGCAAACGCAAGGCAGTAGATACATCGGGAGACGACGACGAGGAAACAGCTGAGATGAAGCGTGTAGAGAAGACGGCATACGAAGGAGACCGGGAGTACTATGTCAGTATCCGATCCGTCTCCGAAGATGCTTCCAATGGACCCTTTGGTCATTTCCTTGTACTGAGCTCACCGTCTGCGTGGGTAGATGTGGATACAGATC